AGAATCAACTCAACGTCTTTGATATTATACTCAATAAACTTTTGATAATTCAAACGATACAACTGGTGCAAGTTATCATATTCATCATACGATAATTTATTTTCACCAATCTCTGCATTTGCAATTGCATCCAGTCGATATGATTCTTGTGACTTACCATTCGGAGCATACCATCTGTATAATTCGATATAATCAAGTGATGCAACACCCATGATATCATAAGCAATCATTTGACGGCCATTGATTACGGTCTTGCGTTCACCAATATATTTCCATGGCGACATGAGTTTAGTTTCATCTTCACCAACAATCTTGCGAAAACGATTAATCAAATATGGAATATCAAAGAACTTGGTATTCCAGCCAGTCAATACATCTGGTGTATTATTCTGCCAGTGTTGTAGAAACTTTTTGCAAAGTGTCCATTCATCTTTACATTTGATGTAATGTTCATCACCCTGCACAACATAATCACCACAACCAAAGACCAAAGTCATGCCGTTGATATACTTCAGACAGATAGCAGTAATCGGTTCATTTGCAAGATATGGATCAGGGAAACCATTCTCAGAACCAACTTCAATATCAATCACACCGATAGTTACGTGTTCGATTTCCCACTCAACCATCTCTTTATGTTGTTCACCGATAAACGCATACTCATAACGAGTATTGCCATAAACTTTTGGTGCACCAGATACATTATCAAACTTTTTGATATACTCTCTGGCTTCTTTGATATCATCAAACTTCTTTTGCAGAAGCAATGTGCCATCCAAAGATTTAAATTTACCACTTTTGTGTGGAATATAAAGTGATGGTTGGTATTCAATACGTTGTTTTACACGTTTACCATCCATAACGCCTCGGTAAAGTATTGCATTACCGAAGCATTGTACATTTGTATAAAAATCCATTAACCTGTTACCAATTGTTTGTTAGGAAGAATAATGCCAGAACCAAATATTTGTGTATAGTTATCAATAAAGTCCTGTGCCGGAACATATGAGTATACTACATGTTTCTTAGAAAGTACAGAGGTTGCACCTTTTTTCTGTGGTGCATGAATGGGAAATGGTGCAAAACCTACGTTTGGTTGCCCATCTTTACCACGAACAACTGCAACACCAACAGGATTCTCAATTACAAATTCAGTTTCCGATTCGGATTGAATCTCTCCAAGAACTTCTTCGCCTGTAATCAACTTCAAAATAATAATATTCATAAAAAACTCCAAAAAATGCCAATAAGGATAAATACTTATGTTACAGTATACACTACTCAGAACAAAAAGTCAATAGGTTGTGATTTTATATAACACGCAATGTGTTTGATTCTTTTATTATTTTTGTCACAAATTATTTAAAAAGAATGAATACCAACAATGGATCCGATAACAATTGGTTTGGCTTTTACTGCCGCACAGGCCGCTGTAGGCCAAATTAAACAAGCCATTGCTTTAGGTAAAGATATCAACAGTTTGGTTGGACAATTCAGTAAATTCTTTAGTAGTGCGGATGCTGTTCATATGGCAGCAACTAAAGAAAAAGTAAAGAATATTGGAAAATCAGATGCTGAACTTGGCCGTCAGGCTCTTGAATATGCTATGCATAGTAATAAATTGCGTGAAGATGAAAAAGCATTAAAAGACATGATTATCTGGCAACTTGGCAAGCCTCAAATATGGGATGACATGATTCGTGAAAGAACACGTTTGATGAAAGAACGTAATGAGGCAGAAAGAGCAGCAGCTGAAGCGGAAGCAAAACGTAAAAAAGAATTAGCAGAAGGTATTATGTTTGGTATTAGTCTAATAGCTGGTTTAGCTATTGTGGCTGCTTTTGCTATGGGTGGTATGAGAATATACGCAGCAATGGAAGAAAAGAAAGAGTTTGAAATGAAACAAGCCAAACGTGAATTGGTTATCAGACAACAACAAGAAGCAAGAGAAAAAGAAAACAAAAAACAATTAGCAAAAGATGCCGCAGACAGCGGTTAGCGTTTGTCTTTTCTCCAATCATTAAACATTACCCAAAAAATAGCAACCAATGGCATACTGGCCAGAAGAAACAGTATGTCATAGAAGGTGATAACTATATTGAAGTACATCACTTATTTATAAATATAGGTTTATTGAATAATAAAAGGAGTTTTTTATGGCAGAAGGTAAAACGGAAAGTCGATCAGAAAGAGAAGCACACATCAAAGACAAAGCTGGGTGGGTTATCACTGTTCTTGCTGCTCTTTTGGCCATTAATACTCTTATTGGTGGTTCAAATAGTAGTAAGATTTTGAATAATACTATAGCAGCAAATGATACATGGGCATTTTATCAAGCAAAAAGTATTAAACAAACTGCATATGATATTGCATCAGTTGAAGCACAAGCTAGAGGCGATAAAGCGATGGCTAAAAAGTATGCAGATAAAGCATTGAGTTATGAAAGTGATCCTGTAACGGGCGAAGGCAAAAAAGAATTAATGGCTAAAGCACGAGCACTTGAAGAAGAAAGAAATGTTGCTAAACTAAGAAGTCCATGGTACACATATGCTGGAAGTTTATTCCAAATTGCTATCGTATTATTGACAGCAAGTATTCTAGCAGTAAGTATGTCTTTGTTTTGGGGAAGTATTGTAGTTGGAGTAATTGGTGCCGCAACGTTTGCTCAAGCACTAACACTTTTTATTTGATGGAGCGGGAGGGGGGAGTCGAACCCCTCTATTTCAGTTTGGAAGACTAACGTGTAACCACAAACACTTCACCCGCATATTGGTTGCGGAGGCTGGATTCGAACCAGCGATTCTTGGCTTATGAGACCAAGCGGATGACCACTTCCATACACCGCTATACTATATATGCAACTTTTGGTGCGAGAGGCGGGATTCGAACCCGCAAGCCGTGAGGCGGGAGATTTTAAGTCTCCTATGTATACCGTTCCACCACACTCGCATATCCATTTTGAAGTATATTAAGGTCTATCCGAACTTGTAGTTTTCACTAGAGTAATCTGGTGTACCAGCCCTGATCTTTTTTAGAGATTTAAATATACTTCAAAATGGACACCTTTCGGTGCCCAATATGTTACAACACTTTGTAACGATCATCCATGATGGTCTTAAGCATCACAGATTCTGGTGTAAAAGTTTCTAGTTCGCCTGCAAGCAATGGCTTAACCACGGCAGGAGAGAAACCAGACACCAGTGCAGTACCAGACTTGTCAAACTTCACAGGTGAGTTACCATATGAAGCATTCAAGTTCCAGAACACAACCTTTGGCAAGGTGTATCCTGCGGCTTCGTACTTACGTGCAATCATTTCAATTGCGGAATCGTCGTGACGAACGCAAGAATCAAATTGCATGTCGGACAGAATCAACACCATTGCTGGCATATCTTCTTGTGTTACGTTACCTTTTACAGCAACGTCTAGGATTTTCGCAAAGGCCTTGTTCAGGTCAGTGTTCATACCCCATTCGGACTTAACCATTTGGTCAATCTTTTGGTTGATGTTACCTTTTAGGTGCATCAATTCTGGCTTACCCGAGAAGGTCAAAAATGTGTCCTTGAAAGCGCCCTTGTTCTTATCTGCAAGATACAATCCCAAAGAGACTGCAACATCCATACAAGTTAGAGTGGACTTAGAACCATAACCACCAGCGGGTGCTGACATAGAACCTGAAACATCAACCAAAGGCAAAATGTTTGCATCTCCAACATAGTTAGGCAATGCGTTCCATTGAGCTTCGATCAAGTCCAATTCAGTCTTATCAAAACGAACACCATAAGAGCCGATACGACCCTTCAATACATCATATGGATATGCCACAGATGCATTCACCTTAACTTCAATTGTACGATCTTTTGGATCCTTCATCAGTTCTGCAACATAAGCCGCATATGCTGGTGAATTACGATTGAAAGCCTTCTTGTAACGGGCGGATGCAACAGATGGAACGTGCGAGAAGTTAATCTCATTCCAGTCTTTTGCACACATTTGGGTTTCAACAACCTTAGTCATTTCAACCAAGGACTTACGATAAAACTTAGGTGACATTCCAAAATGTTGACGCACTTCTGCAGCAATCTTACCTTGGCGTGGAGTCCACTTTGCAGCAAGACCATTCTTTTCACGCAATGCATCACCAAGCATGGAATATGCAACAGACTTCATTTCCTTGGTGTTGAAAACGAACAAGTCATCCCAACGGCCAAGTTCAGGAACTTTAGCCAACAGAGCCTTAGCGGCATCAGTATCAGTCTTTTCCAGATACACTAGAATATCACGGAACAACTGACGTTCACCTGCACCACCACGAGCATCACGAAGCCATGCAGCCACACGCAATGCCAATTCACGGTTTTCTACGAAAGCAGCCGCAAATGCAGGCTTAATATCTTTGCCACGAGATGCACCGGCATTGTAGAACAGGTCTACAACTGCGTTTGCAGTGGACTTTCGTGCCTTCATACCATTAGTGGTACGGGCTTCTTGATTTACTACAGCTTCTACGAATGTTGACATAATAAACTCCTTTTTCAATCAACAGGTTAAACTTTTTACATTTCAATTGTAATTTTTGTTTGCGGAACTTAACCTAAAAATACAACAGAGTAGTTTGATTGCCGCCGTGGCACATCATCCGAGTCTCTTTCGAGTTTGGGTGGATAATGCTGGAATCGAACCAGCTAATTTTGTTTTTGCTGAACCTACTCTAAAACTTTCAAAAAAATAACAGGATGGTCGGTCTGGTGTTAACTTGGTTCTTAAACCACAGAGCCCCTTTCGGTGAATACCCTCTGAAATCGTATGGACTACCATCATCTTTCTGTCTTTCCAGTGTCAAATTTAATTCAGGTTGTTTCCCTAGTCACGTAATTACACCTTACGGTGGTCCTCCTGATAGTAACACTCTTTAGCATCAAAGTTAATTATGATTGCTGAATCCATCCTAATAAAACTAACATGAACGTAGTATAACAAAATAAGTGTAATCTGTCAAGTCTTTTTTAGCATTGTGCTAAAAAATATTTGGTGCCCACGGTGAGACTCGAACTCACAAAATCTTGATTTTGAATCAAGCACGTATACCAAATTCCGTCACAAGGGCAATATGGTGCCGAAGGCTGGAGTCGAACCAGCGACACACGGATTTTCAATCCGCTGCTCTACCACCTGAGCTACATCGGCTAAATCTGGTGCTTCCACCGAGAATCAAACTCAGGTCTCACCCGTACCAAGGGTGTGTACTATCACTGTACTATGAAAGCAAAACCACACTATTTGTCACATTATACGCCGTGTGCCATGGCGAGCATTGGTACCTCGTGACAGGATTGAACTGCCGACCTTCTCCGTGTAAAAGAGTTACTCTACCGCTGAGTTAACGAGGCATAATTGGGGTGTCGTATGGGAATCGAACCCATGATAACGGAATCACAACCCGTGGTTTTACCATTAAACTAACGTCACCATATAAAAACACACTCATTTCCTAGCTTCACGGTGGTAGTGCCCTACTCTTTCGGATAGCCCCTGCGTCCAGTTGCTAGGTATCCTTGACCGTTGAATGTGTTTTTATATGGAGCGGGATACGAGAATCGAACTCGTGTCTAAACCTTGGCAAGGTTTCGTTCTACCATTTAACTAATCCCGCTTTGACTAAACCGATTCTGCTAATTCCTGTTCTGCTAAAATCCGCTTTAGACGGTCTGCACAGAAAGAAGCAGCAGGTGCATCTGGTTTAACCATAGGTGTCATGTTACATGTACCTTTGATATAACCAATTGCTTGTTGAACAACACATGAAGAACCGTGTTCATCAGACTTGTTTAGGTCTAGGTGAACTTCAACGTGACGGTCTTCCAATACATCTTGCATTTCTTGAAACAGTTCGGATACTTTGTATACTTCCGTCATCAAACGCATTGCAGGCTTGCTTTTCTTGTGGTCAAAGTCCAATTCACGTTGGACAAAACCAAAGATTTTACAACCATGCTTACCATCAATATGAACTACTACGGCAAGAGCATAATCTGCATACCACACACCATCAACACGCACACGTTCAGAATCTGTACCAAGATAAATCTTAGTTTCAGGTCCTTGTGTAAGAATAAATTCTTTTACTTCTTGAATGTTGAATTCTTTCATATCAATTCCTTATATTGGCACCCCGAGAAGGACTCGAACCTTCAGCCTTTGGTTTTGGAGACCACTGCTCTGCCAATTGAGCTACCGAGATATACTTACTTTTTAATCATTGGATTTACATCATTATCATGCAAACCCAATTCTTGCGAAATCTTTGCTAATTCATCAAGTGCATCTTCTGCACGTTTCTTTTCTTTTTGATCTCTACCAAAAATAGCATCCCAACGATTAGCATATTCTTCATTGGAGACACTATAAGGTCTTGGTGAGGATCCTTTACCACCATCACTCATATTTAACACTCCTAAAAATTGGTGCGCCCTGAGGGAATCAAACCCCCATTCCAACGTTCGTAGCGTTGTGTTCTATTCATTCTACTAAAGGCGCAAATTGGTGGTGCTAAGTGGTACCGAGCCACTCTCTTCGGCTTATGAAACCGATACGCATCCGTCTACGTCATAGCACCATATAGAAACACATTACTGTCCATTCGGTAGGAAAGTTACAACTCAACAGGCTACCACCGCTGTCAAATTTGTAATGTGTTTTTATATGGTAGGGGCACAGGGAATCGAACCCTGATAGACCGGTTAAAAGCCGGATATTCTAGCCGTTGAATTATACCCCCATATGGTCCACACTCTCAGATTTGAACTGAGTTCTCTCGGCTTAAGAGGCCGGACTTCACCATCAAAGTTTAGTGTGGGTTGTTCGTATTAGATTTCTTTTACGTGCCAACCTGAACCATACGGGAGTTTAGATTGACACTATAGTTTAGCAGATTTTCGCTTCATATAGTTCCTTAAAGATTAAATTAAAAATACAACAGGATAATTTTTTACGGTTTTGATTAGAAGTCAAATGTATAAATGTTTGCTGAACTTATCCTAAAATGTGGCTCCGGCCGCTGGAATCGAACCAGCCTTCAAGGATTAACAGTCCTCTGCCCACACCGTGTTTGCTTCGCCGGAATAATAAATTAGTGGCCTGTTAGAACGGTTAGCCAACCGGTTGAATTCTCGACTCTAACTGTGATTCAACAGACCTTTGCTGAATCATAACTCAAACTGGTCTCGATGGCAAGAATCGAACTTGCGCTTCATGCTCCCAAAGCACGGGTGATACCATTTCACTACACCGAGAAAAACTGGAGCAGTCACTACGATTCCCACGTAGATAAAAGGTGGACCCTTATATTGTTAAAAACGACTGCATAAAAACTTGGTGCCCCTTGCAAGAATCGAACTCGCACACCCTGCTTACAAAACAGGACCTCTACCATTAAGGATAAAAGGGCTAAAAATTGGTGGAGTGAGTAGGGATCGAACCTACCTGCCGTGAGGCCACCGGGTTACAGCCGGCTAGAACACCATTGTTCCATTCACTCCAAAATACAACAGAATCCGCTTTTTTTTCATAAACAGTGAAATTTTTAAATTGCTGAATGGATTCTAAAACTTGGTTCCCAGAGCAAGAATCGAACTTGCGAAGACCGGTTATCAGCCGATTATTATGCCATTTAATTATCCGGGAATACAAAACTTGGCGACTCGTGGGAGAATCGAACTCCCATCTACGGATAGACAATCCGCGATAATAGCCATTATATGAACGAGCCTTAAAATTTGGTGGACCGACGGAGGATCGAACTCCGACTAAAAGCTTGCAAAGCTTCTGTGCTCCCATTATCACTATCAGCCCAAATTTTTGGTGCCCCAGAGGAGACTCGAACTCCTAGAATTTGGTTTCTAAGACCAACACGTATACCATTCCGTCACCGGGGCAAATTACCATATTAAAACACATTCCGTATCTTAGTATCGGTGCTAGTAATTATCTAGTCCATGATACCCAAATAGTAGACCACGTTCGTCTACCCAACCTGAAATATGTTTTAATATGGTACTCCTGAACGGTTTCGATCCGTCTTTTCCGCCTTGAAAGGGCAGCGTCCTAGCCAGTAGACGACAGGAGCACAAAAATTACACTTAAATTGTTAAAGAACCTAATAAGAAAGAACAATCTCTTTCTCAACTCATGCATGTAGTATAACAGAACCATGCAGTTTGTCAACATCTTTTTTCATGTTGTTGCGTATATACAACAAAACTGCGTAATGTATCAATAAACGATACATGTTGCAATTGGAGTACAGAGTGGGATTTGAACCCACGGTTTTACAGTTTTGCAGACTGTTGCCTTGGACCGCTCGGCCATCTGTACATTATTTGGTACCAACGGAAGGAATCGAACCTTCTCAAGAACGCTAATCTGGCGCTAAAAGGTGTATAAGGCCTCTCTGACTACCAAGTCTCGCTGGCATAATTGGCGGAGAGTGTGGGAGTCGAACCCACTCGCCCATTTCTGAGCGTCGGATTAGCAATCCGATGCCTTACCATCCAGCCCACTCTCCAATTCTTCTATTCTATTTGCCGCTTCTTCTAATAAATCAGCAATTCTATCTGGTGCATTTTCTTGCACAGACTTTCTTGTAGGAATTTGTCTACGAATTTCTGCACGTTTTCTTAAACGATAAACTAAATCTTCATTCATACAAACTCCTATAAATTGGCGGAGAGCAGAGGAGTCGAACCCCATCCCATTTCTGAGAACCCAGTTTTCAAGGCTGGTCGCAGGACCAACCCCGCTGCATTACTCTCCATAATCTTCTGGCAGGGGTTATTGGATTCGAACCAATGATACCGATTTCAAAGACCGGTGCCTTAGGCCAGACTAGGCGAAACCCCAATAAATTTTAAATTACCATATTGAAATACACTCTCGGAGTAAAGGTCTTTTTCACCGCGCTGGCTAATGCTGCTTCGTTGAGTAGTCCCGGATGCCATCCGCTACAGGCTCCCAACCAGTGATGAGTGTACTTCAATATGGCGGCTCCTCACGGAGTGACCATATCTAAAATTTAAGATTACACTTAAATTGTTAAAGAACCATAATCAAGAAGTTCGATGACTTCTCAATTGAAGAATCAAGTATAACACAACCAGATTCTTTGTCAACCTCTAATGTTGTTTTTTGACAACACCAAACAAAAAAACCTCAGAACTTTCGTTACTGAGGTTTTTGAAAACTTACTTAGACTTTTTTTGTTTGTCTTATTCTTCAAAAACCCCTGATCCATGCGCCCATGATTGATTATCGCTACCAATAAATGGTGTGCGATACTCACATGTTAGCGATAAGGGTTTCGATATAAACAACAAGATAACTCCAAAAATATTTAACTATAATAGTATATATGCAACTTATTTAGTAATTTTACGCTTTTTCCATTTTATTTTGGTATTTTTTATTGGTTTAGATGGATCTCTAAGACCTTCAAAAACGTCCCACAATTTTTCTGATACAACAAACTTAGTTAGCAATCCGACTTCTAGGCCATGTGCTTCTATTTCCCAAGGTTGATACCAGTAATCTAAATCATCAGATACTAAATTTTCTTTCCATCTACTCAATGTTTCATCAGTATGATTATAAGCAAACTGTTTAACGTGAACCATCTCATGTGCCAGTGTTTCTAATATATCTCTAGCACTTAGGCCTGCATGGATGTTTATTAAAAATTCTCTGGCCTTATTGCTTGAATTATATCCAATAACTTCAGCAGAGCCACAATCTTTTATTTTCTTGTTAAACTTAATTACAATCTTCAAATTGTCCTGCATCTTTTTAGTTAAGAGACAATTTGAATAATAATGCGCGGCACGTTTGACATATGGAGTAAAGTCTTTATCTGGACAACCAAGAACTTTGATAGACATAGCGTTCTCCATAATAGTAGTTAGGCCCTTATTTATCAGGTTTGCGTCACTGAAATTCCTGATTTTTCAAGAAATTCGATACCGGATGTATCTCTATATGAGTTCCGATATAAAACATTGCTAATGCCACTTTGGTAAATGAGTTTGGCACAACTCAAACATGGTGCATGAGTGATAAACATAGTAGCACAATTACCAGATTCCGTAGACTTAGCCAACTTAGAAATTGCATTTGATTCTGCATGGATGACTTCTGGTTTGGTTTTCCAACCGGAACCTAGGTCACCATCTTCGACCCATTCTTCACATTCATTAGTCCAACCAGAAGGCATACCATTATACCCAATTGAAATAATTCTGTCATCTTTGACAACAATTGCACCAACTTGTAGTCTTTTTGCAGAAGATAGACTGGCGAATCTCTCCGCAACGTCCATAAATGCACCAATAAATTTTTGTTTCATAGCAATCAACGGGTTTCATTAGCCAGTTGTTTATAACCAGCCCAACTAGGGTGAATACCATCTGGTTGTAGACTGGTGATTGGCAATACAGTATCACCGTATTCTTTTGCAATGTCTTTTACAATATCTTGGATTCCAGGCTTGATAGCAGGCAGGATCCAAAACACTCGGCTACCTTTAACCTTTTCCCGCATGGTTTGCAGCTCTTTGCGGGTGTTAACACCCTTGTGGTCATTACTGCCTAGACTGATAATAACTGTCTTGGCGGAGAGATCATTTTTTAGATAGTCTTTATTCCATTGCCATGTATTCCATCCACCCTTTGCATAAGCAACACATTCAGGCTTAAATTGGTGTGTGCCTACTGCAATGGAATCACCTAAAATCAAACATTCAATCATAATTTACTCCTTTAAATTTGGTGCGCCAGAAGGGACTCGAACCCCTAACCAACGGATTATGAGTCCGCTGCTCTAACCGTTGAGCTACTGGCGCAGTATTTGGTCCGGCGTACAGGAATTGAACCCATATTCACGGCTTAGAAGACCGCTGTATTATCCGTTATACGAACGCCGGGAATTTTATTTAGTCTTTATAATCAATTTTGTTGATAAATTTCAACTTCTCAACATCATCCCAAGATTTTAGGTAATCATTGTCTTTATCAAACAGTTCCAAATATTGTTGGTGTGTCAATTCACGGGTAGAAGAAATACATTCATCAACATGATGTTGTGAGAATTCTTTAAATTCATCTTTACCAAGACTCATAACAACTTCATCCGTTGCATGTTCTTCTTCTTTTGCTTCAACAACGTAACGCATACGGAAGACAGAAACAGTCTCAACAAGAAACAATTTTTTGTCGGAAGGGGGATAAACTTTATTATCAGACATTTTTCACTTTCTCCAAAGAATCTTTACGAACACGATACAATTGTTTGGTCTTATTATCCGATGGATTAGACTTAGTAACATTTAGAAATTCCACACCGTCAATAAACTCCGAAGCCCAAGTTGGATAAGACCAATAGACCTCAGTGGCGTTTAGACGATTACGATATTTGATAGGTTTTTCGATAATAGTTTTCATAATGAGACAATCATAACATAAAAAAGGGGACTTGTCAAGCCCCCTTTAGTTTTTAACGGAACTTTTCTGGATAATTCAGACGATCCCATTCTTCATCAGTTACAGGCCACCAGTTCATTCTGACTCCTTGATACTGATTTTCTTGATGGCATCTTGTGTCTTGACAATGTTTTCAAGCCAAACTTTCAACATTCCATTTACAAGTTCCGCATCCTTGATTTCTACTTGGTCATTCAATGTGAATGTTCGTTCAAAACCACGGTTTGCAATACCTTTGTAAAGATAATTTTCAGGTTGTTCATCATCCTTAGACACACCTTTAACTAACAATTTCTTGCCGTCAAGTGTGATTTCAATATCAGACTTAGCAAAACCAGCAACTGCCATCTCAATGACGTACTTGTTTTCTTTAACTTGTTTGATATTGTATGGAGGATAACCAACAGCCTTTGCAGCCTGTTGAGTGGCACGTTGAAGCAGATTTACTGTATCTTCAAAACCGATGAATTGACCGAAAAGGTCTTTACCGAATACATCTTTCATGTATGTCATATTTTTCTCCTAAAAGCGAGTTAATAAAATTGTTACCCCGAAGGCGTAACGTAGTCCTGCTTACTTTATACAGGGTCAACTAACGAGTGACAGTGAAATCTCCCGGACGCCTTTTTCCGTGAACATCAACACGGCCCTAAGGTGGGCAAACCTTCCCATCCCTGAGAATCAATTATTTATAAAGTTTTTGCCATTTTTCTTCCAATGTTATATAAATATTATACATGAATACCATCTATAAAGCAACCAATAAAATTACCGGTAAATCCTACATTGGATTCGATAGTGCATGGCCCAGTCGTAAACACAGACACCAAGAAAACGCCAACTATAAAAGAGAAGGTAAATTTTATGATTCTATCCGTAAACACGGATGGGAAAACTTTGAGTGGTCTATTATTTATCAATCACAAGATAAAGAATACACACTGAATGTTATGGAATCACATTTCATCAAAGAGTATGATACATTCAATACAGGATACAATATGACAGAAGGCGGTGAAGGTTGTTTTGGCGCAACTAAAAATAAGATTTGGATAAACGATGGTCAAAACCACAAACGAATCGAAAAGACAGAACTTATACCCGAAGGATGGTCTATTGGTCGTATTGGATTGAAACGTCAAAAGAAAATGTCCGATGAATCAAAGAAACTCATCGGACAAAAGAATAAGAATAAACTTATAAATGGAAAAAATCCTGCCGCTAAAAAAATAATTTATAACGGCCAGGAATACTATTCACTAAAAAATGCATCAGATTGTACCGGTATTTCAAAGTATTTTATTTTGAAATCATGTACTTTTATCTGATTTCCGACCCCCAATATTGTATTTGGGCACTAATTGCCATTCTTTTTTCTCTTTGTGTGGAATGATCTTAATTTGACTGATTGATATTGGTTCAGGTTGTTCAACTTGAGCAGGTAATACAATAGTAACTAAGCCCCAATCTTGTAACAATTTTGCAATAGCATTTCTGCGTGATAAGTCATTTTCGGATAAATCAGTTTCTTTACCATCAAGTGCAAACATCTCCTTGAAGTGAACAATGTAATATTTACCTTGTTTATGGAGAATATGGCATGACTGAAATAAAGTATTATCTTTTTTGGAAGCGACACCTATCCTAGTTAAAGTTTCTCTAACTTTAAGAAAATCATCTGGTTGTTTTAAAGTGACCTCAACTAAGTCCTGTATTCCTATCATTATTAATTCCGCCTTTTGATGTTTTTGTTCTTATTTCAGCGATTTGTTTGTCATTAAGTAATCTTAGGGCTTCTTTCGCTTTTTCATTCGAATAGCCAAAATGAATCTTCACACAATCTAAATCTTTTAAAACCTCAGCTTTTTGCCAAGGTTGAAACTTACGTTTCATGGGTCTAATAGTATTTAGAAGGTATTGATATTGTAATATATTATCAATATTTGTATGAATGTTCATTTCATTAGCATACAGAACACAATCCATATGATATGACAGAGCACGATTCACCACAAATGGTGTATAGTCTTTAATATCATTTGGATCAGTCAATACATCTTTCTTTGTTTGAAGAATAGACGGAATAATATCCTTGAATAGATCAGGCATTACTTAAACTCACAATCAACCATAATTTCAGTCAAACAAGCAATCATATTAATCTCATGGTCTGCCACAAAAGCAGCCTGATATTGATACTTTGCAAGATGGAGAATTAATTGGGGTACAGAATTGGGTTTCAACAACTCATAAAGACCATCATATACATTACGATACAGATGTGCAGGATCATTGTCCAAATTGTTTGTAACCCACTTACGAGCACCTGCAAAGTCTTTTGACTTCAGAGATTTAACCAGTTCGGCCAAATTAACATCAGATACGGACGATAGAATGCCACGGTCAATAGTGCCGGAGACAGAATAACGTTGCAACTCATTTAGAATACGGCGATTATCGGGAAAGTGCTTTGTGATAATTGCTGCAACAACTTCTTTATCGTAAGACACTTTCTCTTGTGTCAAAATAGATTCAACACGTTTAAAGAAAGCAGACGCCATCTTTGCTTTAGAACCATTCAACTTAAAATCAATACAAGTACAACGAGAATGAATCGGTGCAATGATACGATTCTTGAAATTACAGGTAAAGATGAAAGTACAGTTGTTAGAGAACTCCTCAATTGCACCACGCAGTGCAGGTTGAATGGATTCTGCATTCATGTAATCTGCTTCGTCAATGATAATAACTTTGCGTCCACCCATCAAAGAGACAGACGAGGCATAGTTCTTAATCTT